GCTATGTCAAGTCTTTTTATTATATATCTACAACCTCACACACTCCTGCTGTACAGGCAAGCTCTTGGGTTCCCTTGGTTGTATCTTCCTTCTCCCACTCTGTAAGCTTAGACCAATCAATATTAGAGGGGAACTTTGACATATACTTATTATATTCCTTTATGTTTATATCTTGATAGGGGGCTTGTTTGTAGGTAAAGTCAGTATCAGGTAGGAAAGATACCCCTGATATGGAACCAAAGTTTGACCAACACCATGCACCAACCTCTATCCATTCGTTTTCTTTTACAGATATAGTAACAGAAGGTTTATGTTCACACCAATGTTCAGCGTAAAGTTTCCAAAACTCTAGCTGTTCTATAGCTCCCCTGTCATGCCTATACACAGCATTGTCAGGAGCTTTAATAGGAAAGGAGAAGACCATAGTGTTGTCAGGTCTTGTTACATCAGGCTCATGTGGTATCCCAGACTCCATCATAAACTGTGTAAGTGGATCTTTAATATCTCCTCTTACTGTTCTAATATAATATGGTGCATGTCTTGCATGAATACCAGAGGCGCTATCAACTAACTGGCTCACTGTTCCAGAAGGCTTAACACAAGTTACTGCTGTGGACTGTGGGATATTTAGTTTCGCTGCCCATTCCTTATTAATATTAATGGAATAATCTTTGAGTGTATTTAGCAGGGCTTTGATAGATTGATCTCTATTATCCCCATTGATTAAACGACAGTCCATAATCCCTGTAAGGGACACACCTAGTAGACGTTCTTCTTCTGTATTGTTTTGCCATCTCTTTCTCAGGTATCCAAACTTTGTCATGGTAGCTTGGATCGTACCCAGTATAGTAGCCATTCTTATTTTCTTTCTAAGGGTAGCTCGTGTGTCATCTGAACGACACACTACCTCAGTCAGATTACAAAATTGATTAGGACGAAGAATAATTTCAGAGCAAGGATTAGTTCCAAAGTCAACATCCCATTCCCTCCTTCCACTACTTTTAGATTTAAGTTGAGCAGACTGTCTATTAAACATACCTCTCTCACCAGACTTACTCTCGTAAAGGGAAGACCACTCTTTCATAAAGGTTCCTGTATCAGGCTGATCTGTATACACAGCAGAGTTATTAGCTAAAGATCTTTCAGGATGGTCGTACCACCATTGCCCTTTCTTAGCAGATCGAAGCCTATCATCTGAAACATTAGAGAGGGATATCAGGGCTGATCTTCTCACCCCTCCAACGACAACCACCTCACCTGTTTTACACACGATGTCATGACACTCTAGGGACGTTAGCTTCCTACCCCTAGCTTCTTGAAATTTCTTTATGGTAAAAGTAAACAGATCACGTAGAGGTTCTGGACCTGATGCCCTGCCACCAAACACATGCAGCCTTGAACCTGCTGGTCTTACCTTATCCATATGTATTTGAGGGATTCTACCAGAGTAGAGGTAGGATATTAAATCCTTAAATGCTCTAGCCCAACCCTCTTTAGAATCAGCTACGCTGATAACATCTTCAGTCTGTTCCATTGTATTGTGAGGAACAGTAGGGAGATTGTTTACATACTGTCTTTCAACAGAGAACCCCACACCTGTCCCATTCATAAGTATATATAACACCTCATCAAAAGAACGTGGGCTATCAATAGGAATATACGAACAGTTATATCCTGCTATATTCTCTCGTTCTAACGCTGGACCAGCAGCCATCATAGCTCTCATACTAGGCATTACTTCAAGAGAGTGAATACTTTTATACAACTCTTTCCATATGCCTTGGTCCTCTTCCTTGAGAGAAATTTCTAGATTAGTTTCTATATGGTATTTAAAATAGTTTACTAACCTCGTGATAGTTTCTTCCCAAGTTTCTCTACGATTGTCTTCATCTAACCATCGAGAGTAACGAGACAGGTGTATGAAGGTCTGATAATCTGTGGGTAAACCCATAACATTTGCTCCTCTATTTAAGTTTCTCTTCCCCATAAACAAGTTCAAGTATTAATTCTGCATAGTGAATAACCTTTTTTATATCTGCTGATCCTTCACCTTTTGTTCTGTGTCTAGTAATATACTTTACTATATTACCCTCTAAGAAGTCAAGCTTATTACCTACAATATATTCTACTGGTTGTATTTGACATTCTTTATAATGTGTTCCATCAACTTGTTTAGTTAATGCATTATCTTTCATCTTATCTGTCCTTTCTCTTTGTTCTCTAAGCTGCCTAACACAATAATCATCCCAAGACTCAGACATACTTCTATTAAACTGATGTTCTTCTATATGATTTAAGTTAAGAGAGTAAGGCATTAATTCTTTTCCTTATAAATGTTATTTCTTTTGACCTTATAATTTTATGTGCAAAGCTTCTAGTGTAGGATGGATCTAATCCAGCCATATCACATACGTATTCAAAGTCAGATTCTTCTTTGGATACAGAAGCAAAGAACCATGCAGAAGCCTGTCCTTGGACAGCCTGTGTTTCCCCAACAGAGCATGTTGCTGTGGGGTGAGTGGCATCGAGTAGGGCTTGTAAAATTACTGCAAGATATAAGTTTCTTTCTGGCTCCCCCTCTTTAGCTGTCTGTCTAAATTCAAATATCTCGTAGTTAATATCTATAGTCCAGTCGCTGTGTTCTTTATTTTTTTCTTCTCTTGTTTTTTTCATTAAGCCACTCTACAGGAATACCATCTTTCCTCTTACAGTATAGGAACTTATGTTTATCACACCATGTTGCATACGTCATCTTCCCTCTTTTATAAAGCTTACTACTAGGATTGTCAAATATAAATCTTATATCTATCTCTGGTTTTTGAGATCTAATAAAGAGATGTTTCTTTCTATCCTCTAAAACAAACCTACCCTTCACCTCTAATACAATACCATTGGGTAATATAAAATCAGGAGTGTATGTTTTATGTTCCATCCATGTGTATTTTATTTGTTCTTCTTCATACCTTATAGGTATGCCTAAGTCAGTGAGAATACTACACACATACTCCTCAGACTTGGATCTAAAACGTCCTCTTTTTTTACGCCTCTTCATGGAGACATTAGTAGAGGTACAAGAAGAACATCTTTATTATGAGGTGGCTGACCTTCATTAACAATGACTGCTAAATGAGTAATGCCTCCCTCACGTACTGGATCGTTAGAGGGAAACACCCACTTAGCTTTATCTAATATAGAATCTACCACTACATTAGTACCTAGATAAGGGACATCAGGGATGTTACCTGAATTATCTGCTGTAAAGTAATCATCAAAGACTATAACTTTTGAGGTCAGGGATTTAGCATAATCATTTTGCACAGTGCCTACTGAGTGACCACCATCTAAGAAAGCAAAGTCTACTGAGTGATCTTCCATAACCTCATTGGTATCACCCTTAATTAATTCAAAGCTAAACCTATGCTCGTGTTCTTTTTGTAGTTCTTTAAACTTATCAGCAACAGCAGTATGCATCTGTCTTGATTTACTATTAAGTTCTTTCTTATCTAATGAGTCGCTACCATCTTCAAATAAATCATACCCTATATAATGAACACTGGAATTATGAGATTGTAAAGCTGCCTGACACATCTGTATGCCATGCTCTCCATTCCAACACCCCACCTCTAAAAGAGTAGAAGGTCTATAAAATTTTACCATTTCTATAAGTTGAAAATATCTAAGGGGTGGTATGTTTATTGACTTAGAAGTTTTCATAAGGGTTTATCTCCTCGATGTTAGGAACTTTTGTAACTTTTGTAAAATACCTGGGTCCGTTGGCATAGTTGAACTGACGTAATCCTTTACCTTGATTAGCATCAGACCAGCAATGTAACTTATAAACGCAATAAACACACCCAAAATCCAAACGCCTGTTACCAGAAACACCATCAGGGATATCATCGTAACATCTAGGGGGTGGGTTATCCTTCGCCACAACATCTTTAACTTCTGTAATCTTCTTTGAAACATCAGGCATCTCCATCTCATGCAGGTTAGAGACAGCAATCTCACCTGTTTGTTTGTTAATAATAACCCAAGAAGCTATCTTATCTTTCTTGCTTTTTGCATATGCTGTAAGCTGATGGATATAACCAAAGGGATCTCTCTTGGAAAGTTCATTTGTATTGAATTTATTAAACGCAAAGTTCGATGCGCTTTTAAAATCTACCAGAACACCATCCACTCTTGCATCTTGATGACCTTTGATACCATCAACATTTAATTCTTCTTGAGCTTCTGTAACCTTATGCCCAGACAATTCTGATAAGGCAATAAGAAGTTCTTCTAAGATATTACCATATAAGAATTTTATATATGTAGGACCATCAATCTCTTCAGCCTTTATTCCTTTAGAGCTATACCATATCTGTCTCATTGGCTTACCAATTTGGGAAAGACGTAGGTTAGTTTTTAATTTTCTTTCTTCATACACAGCGTTGAAGATATGTTGTGCAATATTTTTACCAGCCTGATCTGATAATTCTTTAGCTCTTTCTTTGCTAACTACCACACCATCAGGTTCTGTAAAAAGAGAATATATATCTTTGACTAGTGTTGAAATATTTTTCATAAGATAGATATGGGGCCAACATTTTCATGCTGACCCCACACTCCTTTCTTAGTTAAGAGGCTGACGCAAATGGGATATCTTCCCCATCGTTGTTATCATAACCATCTTCTACTGCGAACTCTGACATAGATCCATTAGGATTATATTCAACAAGATCAAGAACTTGAACTGAATTTAATCCAGCAGACCAACCAGACTTAGCACCAAAAGTCCATTCAAAGGGACGATAGGAAACATTAACCTTTGAACCATTACCTACAAGAACATCAGTAATAGGATTAAGTTTTGAATCAACAACCTTGGGTGGATCATTGAGCATCCCATCCTTACGTTTAACCTTCATCTTTGCAGTAATAAAGTTACCTCGCTCATCGCCTACATTCTTAACTGCAAGATTATCTTGCTGGACAATGGCTTGGCTTTCTTCATCAAGCTGACAGATATCAATGGTGTATACACCATCAACATCAAAGGTTGTATTAGGGGCTGTGATAGAAGCCCAATACGCTACACCAGAAATAACACTCATACATTTTTCTCCTTTCAGGATTTCAATTTTCAATGTGTTGATAGTCTCACATATCACATCGCATGTCAACAACTATTTCACCTCGATGTAATATAATTACTATCTAGCTAGTATCGTAAGATACTCTACTAGCTAGTAGTAATTAGTTAGTGGGTTTCAGCCCACGTTCTTCCAATCTTGTAATCATTATCCATAGGACATTTTAATTTTAATATCTTTTCTGTTTCTTTCATAGCATCCTTAGTAATCCTACAGAATTTTTGGACATGATCCTTCCTCACTTCAAACTGATATTCATCATGGATGGATGCAACCAAACGAACATCAAGATTATAAGCGTTTATTTTCTTTATCATACACACCAACCAATGCTTACATATGATAGCTCCAGCGCCTTGGATCAAGGTGTTTAAAGCTTTGTGACTTGACCTTATAGTAAGAGGTCTTCCATCTAGTCCCTTAATCCTACCACTCATAGCTGTCTTCTCTAGATCAGACTTCAGGTGTTTAAATGATGGGAGATTTCTCAGGAATGAATCAATAAGTTTCTGTCCTCCCTGTTTAGAAGTACCTGATATTAAACCTATCTTAGCTGCACCTGCACCATATATCATGGCATATATAAAAGTCTTTGACTCATCTCTAGTTTTGAGTCCAGCCTTACGTTGGTTATACGTATGTATATCTCCTTCAATAACTTCTTTAGTAAACTTGTTATCATTCATGTAGTGAGCTAGACATCTGATCTCTAGTTGAGATGCATCTGTACCAACCAAGACATACCTATCTGGATCAGCGATGGTCCAACACTCTCTACACTCCTTACCATAAGGGGAGTATGATGCAGGAATCTGAGCCATGTTGGGGGAGTGATGTGCCATACGTCCTGTCACAGCCTTTAAGGTAAGAACCTTACCATGCACCCTACTCTCACTGTCTGTGAGAGAACGCCAAGAATTAATCTGAACTATTCTTTTTTGTAGAAGAAGATATCTTGATATAAGTTTTGCCTCTGGCAAATCAATAGTGCTTAGAACTTTTTCATCTACAATAATATTACCCTTGGGTGTATGCTTAGTAGGCTTCCATCCTAATGACTGTAATCGAGATGCTATCTGCTTACGAGATGCAGCATTGAATACCTCTACTTTATCTTGTAGTTTTTTACCTGTTCTCTCAGAGATTCTTTGGTGGGTAATAGGTGGAAAGATTTCTTGTAGTTTATTTTCTATGTTAATAGTCTCATCAAGAAACTGAGCTACTAGTATACTTGCTTTCCTTTCATCTAAAGTAAATCCATTTACTTCTTGTTGGTCAACGATAGCTCTAACCTTATGTTCTAATTCTATGGCTTGTTGTGAGCAACCAAATAAATTAGAACTAATATACTTAGTTAGCTTGTGGGTTATCTCCACATCTTGCTTACAGTATTCCAACATCTCAGGGGTATAGTGCGTAAAATCTTTATAGTCATTCTTAGGACTACTAAACCTTTCGCCCCAAGCTGCGAGAGAATGACCACCTTCAATTTCTGGATATAATAACTGAGAGAGTAAC